CTAGATCTACACGATTTGTGAAAGTTTTTTTGAATTCTTCGTACTCATCAGATGAGTCAAAAGACTTCGCGAGCGAAAAAGTGGCCGATTGATTGCACGGTACCGATACTACAGATACCTCAAACAACTCAGCGTCCTTAATCATAAGTCCGTCGGTTTCCTTAATATAATCAGCATCCTTGACTCGGAAACCTACGGAAAAGGCCCCAAGAACACCGTCTTTAACTAGTTCGGCAACATTAGCAGGTGCTGACTTGCTAATCTTACATTCTAATTCCAAACCATCGGGTCCCGCTTTAAGACCTGTGGCTCGGCCAATTGGCTTGTCATAATCATGATTAAACAAGATAATTGGATTTTTTTCAAAGTTCTTTAGTCCACCTTTTTGCCAAGCTTCTACTGAGATGGAGTCACCCGCGCGATCAAAATCAGCTGTACTTGCCATTCCGCGAATCATTACAGAACCATCTTCCTGTGCTTGAGTCTTGAAAGTAGACGTAAGATTAAAGATTTTATTCATATCTTAATCCTTTTTTACTGCTGGTTTAATAGCAGGCTTGACCGCCGCCGATGGTGCTGGCTTTGGTACTTTGGGTGTAACAGGTTTTGGCTCAGGTGCTGGAACTACTTTAGGTTCCGGCTTCGGCGCTTGTTGACTCAAGTTAATATTAACAGCGTGTAAAAGATACTTCCATGCTTTGAAACTTCTTTTAACAGACATAGCATGAATTGCTTCACGAGGTCCTATAATAGCTGTATAAGTCTTAAAGTCAATATCTAAAGGCAGCCCAAACTCTTCAAAGTGTTTAAGTGCTAAATTTAGAACTGCTTGTTTTTGCCGCATTGCCATTTATTCTTCTCCTTCTTCTTCGACAGGCCTTCCGCCTTCATCGGGGTTAGTTGCAGAACCAGCAATATTTGCTGGAACGCGAATTTCTTCAGTACCCGTTACAAAATCAAAGCCTAGTGCTTTTCGTGCTTCTGCAGGGGTGATAATTCCTCCGTTTACTAAAGATGTGTAGTATGCGGAAGAGTCTCTTAGCTCTGGCTGTAAAGCTGGGATATTAGTAAGATCCTCTCTCAACTCAAAACCAAAATATCTTTCGAGTCCATAATTAATTTTTCGAACAATAGGAAGTATAGTCTCAAGATAATATAATCGCATATTTGGCCGAATGTTAGCGTTGTTACCAGAATCCATTAAAATTGGAGGGATTCCAAGCGCCTTTAAAATAATCTTTTCATTCTCTAAAATTGCACTTTGAAAATCCAATTCTTTAAAATTTACATTTGAAATAGAGTCTACTTCGATTCCGCCATCTAAGATGAGAGGTCGTCGACCACCAGCATCTGGGCGGTATCGTGCTTGCCAAGAAACCATCATACGTTCTTTGATTTTCTCAGAAAGTGTATTTGGCGACTTTAGTACTAAACCTGGGACTGCTCCATTCTTAAAGAAGTTGTCTTGGAAAGCTCTCATATTCTTCATGAGAACCATAGTACGAAGTGCAGGCTTTAAACGAGGGACTCCGCGATAAATGGAGTGAAAAGAGTTTTCTTTGATATGAATAATCTCGTCAGGGCTAAAGGTAGTATCAAACATTGTGAACTTTTCAATGTATGTTTGCTTATCTGCATGAATCTTTACGTCTGTAGCCGGTAGATGGTAAAGGTGTACTCCGTCGAAGTACAGAAAAATGTTACCATCAATAATAAAATCAGTAATAAGATTACGTTTAAAGCTATTAATATCTTGATAAGGGTTTGGTGACTTATTAAGAAGTACTTCTACTTTGGAAGCCTTAACACCTGGAACAACGCCTCGAAAAGCTCCCTCTCTAGATACTAAAGTATGAATCTCAGCTACATCATCAACGATCATATTTACGCCGCGATTAACGATCTCTAAGTCTTCATAAGCTCTTTCGTAACTGAACGCAGGCTCTCTTGAAGATTCTACTTTATTGCTACCAATATTATACTGAGCAGGATTTAACTTCTCCTCAGCTTCTACGGGTTTTGCTCCAAAAATATTATTGTACCAAGCCATGTTTTTCTCTTTGAATCTCGACCCACTTCATCTGCTTCTTCGCAGTTCCTAGCGCAGGGTCTTTCCCATAAATTGAGTGAAGTTTTAAATGGTGAGTATGACACAGTGTAACTGTGTAGTCATATAGCTCAGCATGATGCTCTTCTATAAAATCATCCCGAAGTGCTTGTATGTACTCCGGATTGTGTCTGTTCTTTGTTAGCCATTGATTTAACAACGGTGTTAAACTGTAAAAATGGTGAAAGTCAAGCTGTTCTGTCTCATCGCAAATCTCACAAGCGGTGCCTTTCTCATACTTGGACTTTGCCTTGTCGCGTACATACTTTACAACATCACGTTTTAACTTAGGCATTTTCCATTAATTCCTCAATTTTTATCTAAAGAATTATATCGAGTTTAGGGTGACTTGTCAATAACTATTTTTGATTAGGTATCGCTAGAAGGACACCTGCGCAGTTTGAAATGAATAAAGTCCGTAGCGCAGACCATCTGCCATGTGCGAAGCCATGTTGTGCTTCGGTTTTTCCTTTATAAGATTAGGGTTTGGATCCCACTGATAAGCATCTAGACAGGCCAGGGATTGTTTGCATTCCTGATCAACGTAAAGTTTGTCATTCTCAACGACGCCTGATACATGCCCAATTCCGTCCAGTACAGACTTCTTAGCGTTAATGGTGGAGATATCATAGTTCTGCGCGAGATCGAACCTTGTTTGTTGAGCAGCTGAGTCAATATAAATATAATCAATGTCCCAACGATTAATAAGTTTTTGTATTTCGATAGCATGTTGCTCAGTGGTTCTCTCGCTGTTAAAATATTCATCTACTATGTAGTATTTATCCTCGTCCCAGTCATATGCAATTACACATAACGCTGTAGGATCTTTGTATCCTACGTCCAAACCTGCGAAAACATCCATCTTCGAGGTGTCTAATTGAGACAAGTCTTTTACCTGAGTCTCAAAGTTAAATTTCCATATCTGACCTTCGTAAGTATTAAAGTCAGCTTCATACTCTTGCTTAAACTCTGCTTCTGACATCGACTTACGAGCTTCGTCAATATCAGATTGAGACATTCGTGGATTATCCAAGTACGTTGCTCGTATGCTACACCACTCTTGAAACTCATCGGAAAAACCTCTGTAGAAGAACTCCGAGAACCAGTTGTTGCGACCCCGTGGCGTGGAAATAAAAAGTGCTTTAGAGTTTTCTTTATCTAGTGTAGGTCGCAAGGCCACATTGAATGCATCTTTTCCGTCAGCCAAAGCAGCTTCGTCAAAAATAATAAGATCGTAAGAACGGCCAACACAAGAATCAACTTGATTAACCGATCCCATACGGATTGTAGAACCATTTGATATTTCAATAACTTTATCTTTTGCATTATCTTTTGTTACTTCTAAGTCAAAATGTTTAATTAGGTTTCTTTGTAGATCAAAGGAGATCTGAGACAAAGCATAGTTTGGAGACATTATAAGAATGTTAGAGCCAGGCACTAAAGACACGAGCTGTCCAATAATGTTGGCTATATATGTTTTGCCTTGCCTCCGAGAAACGGCGGCAGAGACAAAACGATACTTTGGGTTGTTAATCGCATTAATAATTGCTACTTGCGACGGTAATGGTTTGACGTTCAATAGATTCAAGTATGGACCTATTGGAAGTTTAAGGAACTTTGCCTCAGACCCTAATTCAACTATTTCTTCAGAGATTATATCTCTGCGACTTACTTCAACTGCCATATTAATCTTCTTTTTTCAGTAGTGTCCAGATTCCATAGCCTAAACCAATCCAGGCCATCATTTTTGCTAAACCCCCGAACAGTATTACTGAACCGCAGATTCCAATAAGCATTGCACCATCCCAAGATGTGCGCTCTTTTACTAATAACTTAAGATACTTCATGTTGTGTACCTCTCTTCTTATGACCGTTCCAAGCTACAAAACCTGCAAGACGTAGTGTCCAGTATGCGAGGTAGTTTAGTACTTTAAAACCATTGACTTCAATGCAGATATCACGGAATAGTCCGTCCATGTGCTTTTGGTCTCTGTATCCAATATCTGTTCCATCTTTCTTCATAAGAGTAGCATACTTATAACCGTAGTCATGTACTAAGCCTCCCATGAGCAGTACTCCAACAGGAGACAAGAAAGTAGCTAGAAACTTGGGTACAGAGGCACCATCAAATTCAAAACCTTGAGGAACTTTATACTCTACACCATTTAAGCTATAATGAAAGTCTTCACAAATTACCCACTTGCGACTTCCCATTAACCACATAAGTATACCTTTGAAAAAACCTTTGTCTTTCGTTGCAATGGGTACTGGTTGCATTTTAGGCATATCAGGGTACTTAAACTGTATTAAATCTTCTTCTTCTTTGTCAAACTTGTTTACTATGTATCCGATAATTACGAGGACACCAAGTACCGTCCACTGCCAAAAAGTCATTGCTAAATCAAGTAACATCTCCATTATTTCTTTCCTCCTACTGCATCCGCGGCAAAGAAGGCCGATACTAAGACTGCTATAGAAGCAAAATAGGTCGGTGCAATGTCAGCAATTAAATTTGCTGCTTGATCTAAACCAAACAAAGAGGTTAAGAAAATACCAAAAGGATACAATAAAAGACCAACTAAAGAAAACCAAGCCATCTTACGAATAGCATCTCTTTGAGCATCTTTGTCTTCCAGCTCTCTACGTTTGAATTCTAGATACATTTCTTTTTCAGTTTCGGATACTTCTCCGTCCCCGTTTGTGTCTGCTGGATGAAACCCTGTTTTTTCGTCTACCATTTTACTTTATCCGCCCAATATGCTGCCGACATNTTGCCTTTAGCGATATTCTTGGCGTGTCGCGCTTTGAAAGACTTACGTTTTGCTTTCATCGCTGCGGACTCACCGGCCTTCGGCTTCCCTGCCGTTGAAGCTCCCTGCTGGCCAAACCTTATTGTCTTCACTTTAGTGCCTACTTTGGCTACTACAATATGAGACTTTTTTGCGTGTCCGGGAGTGCGCTTAGGCTTGTTATAGCCTGATACTTTTGCTCGAGTAAGTCTTGAGTCTTTCTTCTTTCCTTTACGCTTTGCGGGCATTGTTATGTCCCCTTAACGAGACGTGTAATTTTACTTACTATCATCTTAATTGCAGTGAAGTATGCCCAGCCATATCCGTAAAAACCGTGAAAAGTATGATTCTTTTCAATCTCTGCTTTACCACCAAACTTACGAGTCCAGTTATCAACGTACTCGCCTTTATAACGCAGTACTGCATGAGAGATTTTCCACTTACTCGGCCCTACACAACAAATACCTGCCTGGTGTGTAAGGAGCATCCACCACATTTTTAGATGGCTTTTGCCGCAGAGTCTATAAAGAATAGATAAAGAGTAATCTTCACAATCGCCTACAAACTTACCTTTCTCATCTTCTGAGTAAATAATCTTCCAAGCGTCGGACATGCCATACTGCTCAGAATCAAATCTATATTCCCATTTTGCTGTAAAGTCTGCTACAATCTTATCCCTGTTTGTCACTTCCTCTTTTCTCATTGCTTAAGTTCCAATCGGTTTTCTCACTAACCGGCTCTACGTCTTCGACGTCTTCTAAAACTTTATCACACTCGCAAGGCTCACATTTACAATCCCAACAGCCGCACAAAGGTTCTTTATATCCTAAAGATGCTTTTGCGTACTCTTTTGCTTCTTTCTCAGTTGCAAACTTAGCTTCTAGACGGCCCTGATCATTTCGTACAGACCATCGGCCTCTTTTTTCATAAATTTCCATGCTACTTACCTCGCTTCTTCGGCTTTTTCGGCTTTTTCTTTTTTGGCCGACCGACTGTTGTACCGTATGTTCCTTTTCCTTTTGGCATGATATTTTCCTTATCCGTGGGCGTTTAGTAAAGTAACTAGTACACCCGCTAGGAACAAAATAACTGTTCCGCCAATCCCTAACATACGGGACTCAATTCTCATTAAACCTTTTTCAACATCTGTTAAACGTTGAAAACACGTCTTCCAACGTTCTTCGCATTGGACTTCGTGTATTGCTTGTTTTTTCTCTAATTCATCGACTTGATCTGCCGTTTGAAGAAATCTTTTTTGAGCCTCATTCTGTTCCATTGAGTAGTTTTTCCATCAGCTTACCATAATTACCTTGCCCAAAGGGAACAGCTTCATTAATCTGTACATTGGTTTGGTTTTTGATATTGCTGCCTTCGGCTTTGGCGAGATCCGCCTGAGCTTTGATCTCGTCAATACGCATCTTATGAGCCATTTGTAGTAAATCTGCTAAGTCTTTACTAGAGTAGACACCAGACTCCTGGGCTTCTTCTAGTTTGGACGCGATCATTTCATCTAATAAGGAACCAATGTTGTTCTTGTTTCGGTATCCCATGTCTAAGTACACTGTATCAATATACTTCTTTACTTCTCGTTTATTTAGAACTTCAACTACTTGTGTTTCAGGCACCTGCAAGTACTCACACACGCCGCGTATATTCCCGTACTGAAGATAACTATTCGCTATTTCCAGTCCTTCTGGAGAGATTGTGGTTAATTCTTTTGCCATGATTCAAATTATACTCATTTAGGGTTGTTTTGTCAAGAGATTTTTTTCTCAGGTTACTCGGACAAAGGATTGTCGAGTGCTCTTTGCAGCTTCTTCTGAAGCCTGTCCTCTAGTTCCTTCATTGATCGGTCTGTATCAGACTTTAAAGAGTCTCTTTTTGTTTCGAAGCGTTCGCTCGCACTATCTATCATTTCTCGTACCTTTTCTTCTGAGGCACGTGCTTTATCTTCTGCTCTGTCCGCTTGTTTTTCGATACGAAGTATGTCGTCTCTTAATCCTGATTTGATATCTCGAGTATACTCAATGGCTGTATCGAGTTTTACTGTCATTTCATTATTTCTTGCTTCGATCGCACTTACGTCAATGTTCTGTACGATCTCTTTCATGTCCATGTAGTCTTTGTATACTTCAAACGCTGCCCAAGAAGCACCGCCTAATGTAGAAAGAGCTGTAAGAACAATAGCCGCTTTTCCACCTTTGAAGGTCATCCCTCCAAATTCAAATTCTGCCATTATTCTTCCTCCTCTTCCTCCGATACTATGGCTATAATAGCCTTGTTTAATTTAACAACCTTGCCTCCAGGTTGAGTAAAGTCTATAAACTGATGAGCTTCCCAATCAACAGGTATCTCACCGTACATTGATCCGCCTTTAACTAGCATAATTTTTACTTTCATAACACTGTCAACCCTAAAAGAAATCCTATGTTTAAACCCAATGAACAGTAGAGAAGCATGTCTCTACCTAAGCTAACCTTTACGTATTCTTCCATTGTTATTCCTCGTCTTTAGCAAACTGTAAATTTCTTAGATTTACAATCTCCTGCTTTAACTTTGCTACTTCCATTCTTTTTTTCTCAAGTTCGAGCTGATAGAGAGTATTACAGTTAATTCTTTCTTTAGGAGCACCAATAGGTATATTAATACGAGCATATACACCTATATCATTTGTTCTTACTTGTGGATAATTTATATCTTGTTGAGTCGAAGCAAAAGGAGTATCGTATCCATTATCAATAAAACCTACTACGCCAAATTCAACATTAGTGGAAGAACCAATAGCATTTTGACAGTCTAAGGTTCCGGCACGTATTCTATCGGACGCATAGCTTTGAGGACTACTTGGCAAGTTCAAATTAAGAGAACTTGAGTCTGCCCTACTGTCTACGCTCCACAATATTATTATTGATACTATTATTAAAAACTTCACCACATCTCACTTTATTTTTGAACAAATTCTCGATGCAACTATTGAGGTATCCTTTACACTCGATAGTATTTTTGATTTAGAACAGATATAACTAGCGTCTTTTACATCCTTTTTACTAATATAAATGTTCACATACTTTCTTTCTTCGTAATCTATTTTCACTAATCTATTTTCAGTGGCAAACCTTACTGGATCCCAATCCTTATCAAAGACACTTAAGGCATAATATTCAATTTCTTTTCTATTGTTGAATAGTACCATTTCTGCTTTGTATATCCCTGTCATGTGAGACGGAGATAATTCAGGATAGGTAGGAGTAAACTGGTGAGCACTTGCATACCCACTCAGTAACCCTAATACCAGTACAAAAGCTTTCATTATTGAGCAATACACTCCGCTGTAATTAATGCAGTATAGTTGCCTGCGGGAAATGCTTTTCCATATCCGTACTCGGCAACAGAAGATACATCAAACCATACACTTCCTGCAATACTCAAGTCAAACTCTGTAGTATGACCGTTGTTATATACAACTTTTCCTGACTCGAATGCGGACATGCCTGCATCTGAAGTTTGACCTACAGTAGAGGAGCTAGTCCAGTCTACAGTATCTTCCAAAGTGGGTGAGCTTGAAAAGCTGCTTGGAGTTGTTAAGACTGCTTTATATGCTGAGGCAGTAATAATGTCGTAACGAATAATCGGTACAACACCGCCGTCGGATGCAGTAGTGCTTAGCTTATCAGCTGTGGGGTTACCGTATACGCCGTCAGTATCTGTCTGAATAACACATTTAGACTCTACAGTTCCATTGATGGGGATATTTGCTGCTGCACTGGTAGACAGTACCGTAGCAGCGGGGATTAAAAATAAAAGATTTTTTAATTTCATAACTTAAAGGTTCCTAGTGCGAAGAGCACCCTTCGATAACTATTTATCGTACTGGTGTTGCATCATTTCTTGATGCTTTTGTTGTTGAGCTAGTCCAAGCCTCCTTGCTTTCTTATTTTTCGGTATCGTACTGTCGGGTATCATAGGCATATCCTTGTAAACCCCTCCATTTAACGAACCTGTGTAAGAAACTGGTATATAGTTCATTGCAAATAATGCTACCTCTTGAGAAGCTGCTTGGCCATCCATTGCTTTGCGATTGAGACCTCCGAGCATTTTTTCTAAGTTTGTCTTTACTTTCTTAATACGCATTTTGCGCTCGTACTCTTCTTCTTGCTCTATTTCCGCCTGTCTCTCCATTTCCGCTAAGACAAGTTCATCTTGCAAAGGATCGTTGAACTCTACTACAGGTATTAGGCTAGGATCATAAGGTGTCTGATAGTCAGGACAGCTAGGATCTGATTGAGGGTCGAAACAAGGATCGTACTGATAAGTGTAAATTACAGAAGGGTCGGATACGCTTCCTACGCCTTCTACTTCTATGGAGCCATTGCCCCATCTTTCTAAGGGTATTCCACCTGTGGGAATTACCTTATAAATTTTGTTGCCTTCAAGTCCAGACCAATCATCTGTTTCTCGAAAGATGTATCCATCACCTAAAGCGTCTTCGTTTTGTACATGAACGAGCATGTCGTCATCTACATTTTTCACTGCCGTATAACGATAAATAACATTCCCCACAGTAAGACCAGCTTGCTGCGGAAGAATGTTTTGCATTACCCAGTTGTAGGCTTCGGTTCTACCCTGTCCGTAGACAATCTCAGAGCAAGAGTAGGAGGAGTAGGCTAGCAACACCGCCAAGAGCCCAACCTGTCGCCTTCGTTGTTTCATCCATCTTGTTTTCATCTTCTTCCTCTATAGGTTGAACTTCTGTATGACTTTCCCAACCCGCTTTTGCATCAGGCCCAATAAGACCGTCATAAGGGCAAGGTGTTCCAGCCATCATCATTGCATCAAATACACGCTTGTCTTGACACATTACCGACACAGCCGCTACCTTCATTCCCATATCATAGAGAGTTTTTGCGTTCTTCAGCTTTTCACAGTTCATATCCCTATGGGTAGTACCCATTGAAATACCGAGAATCTGTGTTTGCACTGCACCCGCAACCCCTACTGTACAAAGATCCGAATTAGAAATATTCATCGTCGGAGTAATTGCTGAAGGTGGTGGTGACTTTAACGTTGTTTCACTTTTTGACGTTATGTCGCTCGTTGTTGTCGAATCTGTTACTATTACGTCTTCAACTGGTATTGCGTCCTGTGCATTTACTGACGCAGACGTTAGAAGCGCAAAAATAATAAAAAATCTTTTCATGTAAAGCCTATTGATATAAGTTAGTTCGGTCTTGTTTATTCTTCCATTATACCCGAGGTAGCAAACTTTGTCAAGAACTATTTTTTCCAAAGTTAGGTATAACCCATGTATCTTAATACTATATAAGAGCCTTTTAAGCTGGCATAACTACCCCCGTTACTAGAAACAATTGTCCCTAGAGTTCCTGCACCGTCGACACCGTTTACAGAATATCTCATCGAGGTGTTAGCTATAGTGGTTGCATTGGTTTGTTTGATACCCGGCACGAAGTACCCACCACCACACCAATTATCAGGAGGATTTTGGTCCTCTCCACCACTAATATCAAAATTAATATTGTAAAATTTTACAAACCCTGAAAAAGTAGGGGCAATAAAAGCTCCAGGAGTACTAACAATTGTTTGAGAGCTTACAGTATTCTGAGTAACACTGGGAGGATTTAATAAGGCGTTAGAGCTATTAAAAGTAAATAAGCCAGAAGAAGAGGTTACAGTAGGATAATCATATACACCTGTGGCAGCTACTATACTAGCCCATCTAGAATCAAATATATCTTGTTGAGGACTACTATCGTCTTTGATCTGTATTCCAAAAGTTTCGCCTCCTAATGCTTTTGCTGATGCAGGCGCAGAAGCAGCGTCCGCACAGACAATGAATTGGGTAGAAGTAGGATTTTCGTGTCTAAAACGTATATGATTATAGTATCCCGCAGTTGTAGGGTTGTAGGAATAAACCTCACATTGAGGAAGTTTTACGTTATAGCCACAACGCATAGCCACAATAGGGGGGTTTTCATACTCATGGGTTAAGGGATAGTTACTAGACCAATTTCTTCTTGTAGTTCCCCCTTGTACTGTAACCCCTCCGTACCACTTGCCCCCAAAATCATTATAAACACTAGTTATTGAGGATATTTGCGCAGAAGATAAACTTCCTTGCTCCCATACAATTACAGCAGAGTTTTGATCATCTAAAACTATGTCTGCGTCTTCATTTCTAATTAGTATTCCATACGCCATAGTAAATTACCTTAATAAGTATAAGTATATTCGAGCATTTGCTAACGCATTTGCTATATTTACAGTCTTTGTAGTTGTTCCTGTTACAGTAATCTGAGCCCCTGTATTATCTTCTCCGGCAGTGGTACCTACTACTCTTGTAGCCGCTTCTGTTCCTGTAATAGTGGTACTTGCTGCGCCACTAGAGTTAGCTGTTACTATTTTTGCTTTTCTTACTAAGAGTTCGTCTCCTCTTATAATTGCAGATCCTTCGGCATTATAAACTTCAAACCCATATCCTCCTGCACCTGTTGTTGTCTCGCCTTCGCTATTCGTAGACAACACTGTTTTTGTTGCGGTATTAGTAAGAGTGCCATCTGAAACAGTCAAGGTTGCTGTGTAAGTTCCTACCTCTGTAGGTGTAAAACTCCAAGTGGAAGTGGAAGAAGCTGTTCCGGAATTAAAACTTTCCCCTCCATTAGTAGCAGAAAATGCATAAGTTAAAGACTGCCCGTCTATATCATAAGAAGTAGACCCATCCATTGTTGCAGCAGTATCTACTGCAACAGCGCCCGAGCCTGTTAAAGACGCAGTAGGTCCTTGATTTATAAATTGAACTGTATAAGCTTGACTATCTGTTGCGGTTGCTCCAGTATTGTCTGTAATGGTAACTCCTATAGTTGCCGAAGTATTTGTGGTTACATTTCCAAAAGTAAGCGTAGGCGACTCAATAGTAGTGCTGCTAAGACTAATAACGTTAGCGTTTGTAGTAGTCCATGCATAACTTGAAACAGTACGCCCCGCTGCCATACTCGGAGTTGCGGTAACTACATCTGTAGTATTCTCATTTGGAGTTATATCGTCTACGCTAGTGATGCTTACTGTTGTTGCCGCAACCGGACATACTGTAACTGTTATATTTACAGTAGTAAGAGTGCCTAAATTTCCAAAAGGCCATTGATAAGTACCGGAATCGCTATTATAATACGAATTTTGTTTTCTATGTTGTATTTTAACGACAGCGGACGATTGTGAAGTAACAACCGGAGGAGTATATGTAATTGTATGCGCAGTACTGCCATGTGTTCTACTAACAGATACGCTTCCTCCGCCGCTTGTTACAGATGCGGAGACATTAGATCGAGTTGCTCCAGAGCCTGGATTAAATGAGGAGTTCCAATTATAGGGCGTAGTTAAACTACAGGCAAGTGTTGCACCGCTCGCGACTTCACTAGTATTAGTTACTGTTCCGCTACTGCTTGAAGTTATTCCTGTAACAGTATGCGTAGTATTTGTTGTAGGACAACTCAATTTTCTTCTCCAGAGGCGAAGCCGTTAAAGGTTGTTACTTTAGAACTTCCGTCGTAGTTGGTTACATAAAAATGATAGGCTCCTATGCCTAGAGGAGTTAGTGTGTAAATACGAGGGTTTGTACCTGTAAACGTAGTATCACAGTTTGTAGCGCCTCCTCCTGTCCAATTAGTACCCTCTATTGTAATAGTATACGTAATAGTATCTCCAACTGTAACGTCTTGGACGTTTTTATTTATTTCCGAGGACGTATTATTTACAGAGTAGGTAAAATTAGCCATCAGTTATATCCAGACGTCAAAAATTAGGCCTTTGCGAGTACGGGGCCAGATTGAATACTTTTTTGTCATGTAATATCTCCGATTCGGTTTTATGAACATTCCGCAATTATACAACAGTTTTCAAAAATTGTCAAGAATTTTTTTCGAGTTGGTGGTGAGGGGGAATGGTTTGGGCAAGTCTCTTTTAACACCTTTTTGGTTATGTCACTTTTTACAAAGTAGTACGTGTGGGGGAGCGCGGCCGGCCGCCTTATAACCAGGTCGTCTAACCGCCCCACCCCTTATGCTTTTTTATTCTAAGCAAGGGGTTGCAATTATTATTCATTGCTTTATAATGTATACATACTCAATAAGGAATTGCTATGAATATTTTAACTCTGATCTGCCTGCTNATTCTCTCGCTCGTTTCTGTGCTCGCGCTTGTTGTCTCTATGCTAGGCGGCTTTTTTCTTGGCACGATTCTTGCCTTGTTTTCACTCATCGGTTGCGTCATTGCGGCCGATCAAATGATTCGGTTTCTTTAAAATGAATTTAAAAAAACTGTTGACAAATGCGGTAAGACGCTGTAAAATCCTACCCATGCAATCAAGCATACAACAACTAGAAAAGGTACTTAATATGACTAATGTAAACTACACTCCCGAAATGGTCGCGGTTCTTGAAGCCGCTCAACCTATCGACTACGCTAAGGCTCAAGAGCTTGGCTTGCAACTGGATCGAGGCGTTCGCTCTATCATTGCAAAATGCAAGCGAGAAGGCTTCGAATATATCAGCAAGCCAGCCCCTGCCAAAAAGAAGGCGGCCATCTCTAAGGTCGAAATGGTCGAGGCTATTTGTAAGGCTCTCGATATGGATTCATGCGACGGCTTGGAGAAATCCACAGGCGCGGCATTGAATAAACTAATGCAAAATATCGGTTGACATTAACAGGTTAAGCCCTGTATAATCAGGGCTTAACTACTGAGGTTTATTATATGATAGAAATTATTGGATGGATAGGCGCGGCAACTATGGTTGGCGCATCGTTTAAAATGACTAAGCCGCTAGGCTTAAAGATGGCCATCGTTGGGCTTTCACTGCTAACGATTCAGGCATACTCAAACGAAACTTATAACTTGCTAACGCTTAACCTTTGCAGTATAATAGGCTTCACACTTTCACTGATTAGGAAATAAAAATGAATACTTTTAAGATTTGGGATTTAGATGGTACGGTGATCGATTCAAGCCACCGTTATAGCACACTAGAAAACGGTGATATTGATCTGCCTAAATGGATCGCTGACAATACACGCGAGAACATCGAACGCGATTCATTGCTACCACTGGCGCGACTGATGCGCTCCAACTATCGGCAGGGCGATATTGTTATCATCTGTACCGCTCGCGTGTTGGGTATTTGGGATCATGTATTTCTTGCGGATCATGGGATCAAGGCGCATTTTATTTTGTCTCGCGCTCTCGGTGATAATCGCGGTGATGCTGAGATGAAACGGCAAAAACTGTTGGCGTTATTTGCTGACCTCAAAATACCCTTTGCGCGTTGGACTCGTAACGCTACATTTTACGATGATAATCAAGGCGTGTTAAATATGGCAGAAAAACTTGGCATTCGGGCTAAAAATGCTGTACAATTAAATTCTAAACTTAAAAGGAAGGCTTAAACCATGAGACATTTTTATCTGATCGTAGACACTGAAACAACCAAAAAACAGACCGTTGCCGATTTTGGCGCGGTAATCGTAACCAAGCAGGGCGAGATTGTCGAACGCTTTGGCGCGATGGTTCTAGGACACTTTGGCAAAATGCCATTGTTTGCCGATGCTACCGCCCCAGATTCTGCCCTATGGTCTGAGCAATCCGCACAACGCAGAGAAAAGGATTATTATTCTATGCTAGACACTGGCGAGCGTTCTATCGCGTCACCTGCCTTAATCAATCAATGGTTGGTGCGCGTCAACGCTCAATATGCCCCTGTATTGACTGCCTATAATCTGGCGTTCGATCTTGGCAAATGCCGAAACACTCGCATAAACTTGGGTATTTTCGCACAGTCTTTTTGCCTAATGAAAGCGGCAAAGCGTCAGATTGGGACGCTTGCGGAATATCACGATTTTTGTCATGATAATCGCTTTTTGACCCTTGCACTCCGCAAGCCGTCAATGACTGCCGACACAATGGCGAAATTTATTCTAGGCGTATCGCTAGAAGATGAACCCCACACGGCTTTGGAAGATGCACAATTTTATGAAGCCCCAATTTTGACCAAAATTCTCGAGTCGGTCACTCGCAAGCAACTTCTGGAGTTAGGACGATGAGCTTACTACCCAAAGACGAGGCGGAATTAATCCGCCTCAAAATGCAAATGGAAATCATCCGCACGGTTTGCCCNATGATGATGATTTTAATTCAACTTTTTATCATCATACACATTTACTAAAAAGGTATTGACAAATGAGAAAATATAAAAAGCCAACTCCAAACCAAGAATTTCGCGCTCGTAATTTCGAGCGTTTAATTGCGCGAAAAAAACCCTTGACATACTGGAAATTTCTCCGCCTGAAAACTGCGGAAGCACTCCAGGTCAAACGAGAATCATTCTCATCTGCAAATGAGAACCATTCGCATTAAGGATGTTCCACGTGGAACACTCCGCGCTGAAAAAATCTGAGAAAAAGCTTGACTTTCCCAGATTTTTGGCGCGGGGGCGCCAGTAGTAAGTCAACGATTATATTCAGCTGGGCTCCATTTAGTTCCGCGTGAATTTCCTGCAATTGGGGTAGTCTATTTTCAGAAAATCGGCGCGGGGGCGCCAGTAGTAAGTCAACGATTATATTCCGATTGGTGCCGAGCGCCGATCTTAGCACAGTTGTAAATCAATGTCAAGTCTTATTTTCAGGTTTGGTGCATTTAGTTTAATTCGGGCAGGTCTCCTGCGCCGCAGCAAGTAGTAAATAAATGATTTAAATTTACTCGTGCCCAAAATGGCGCCGATTATACAGTACTTCAGCGATGCTGTCAAGTACTATTTGCAAATTGCCGCAGGTTTGGGCAAATTAAGGTAGTCTTTGACAAGCTGGGGCGGGTGTGATATAATTCGTTTTAATTTGGGACAATTTGTGCAAATAGTTCTTGACACGCCGAGGTCGTGTGCGGCCCCCCGGAATTACTTTATGTTTGGTTACCTTCTTTGCCCGAAAGTTGTTGACAACATGGTGATGTGGGTGTATAATACTTTCATAAATTAAGAAAACAACCAAATTCAGGAGTTAGGCAATGATTGTAACATTCGATATATCAGACGGTGGTTTCGAGTTCTTCACTGACAGACAGTGGGCTATGCGTATCGACCAGTGGCGTACCATGTTATTAAGCGATGGATATGAGTTCGCAGAGGATATGGATGTAGAAGAGATCGTTGAGTGTATGCACGGTAATGAGCTTATGTTTGACGTTGTACCAGATTTTTCCTCAACAGATTCCAAATAGTTCTTGACATGACACTGATAACCACGTATAATAACTTTATTAAATCGCAATTAAACAAATTTTTCGGGAGAAAAAATATGACTGAAGTAACCAGAACCCCTAACTACACAGACGAAATGGTCAATGCTATGGTAGCAGACTATCAAGACAACCCAAGCAAGGACACAGTTGCAAAACTAGCGTCTGAGTTCAACAAATCTACACGATCAATTGTAGCTAAGCTAGTGCGTGAAGGCGTATACCAAGCAGCTCCACGAGTAACCAAAACAGGTGCTCCAGTCGTTCGTAAGAGCGAGATTGTTTCTCAGATTCAAGATGCACTCGGTATCGAATTGCCTACTCTTGAGAAGGCTTCCAAGCAAGATCTAGAAGCTCTTTTGGTCGCAGTAAGTGTCTAATCGACAGAAGTACAGTGGGATTGCGTGGTTCATAGCCACGCTATTCTTCTTCCCTTTAGTTCTAGTAGTATTTGGAGTATAGTATGGGATGCAGAGCAGCAGTAGAGCAAACAGTTCCTAACGGATTTGATTACAAAGTTCTAGTAATGAAATGTGGAGATACAAGCATTTATGGCGATGAGCTAAGATGTGAAGAGTGTAGCCAAGTAAGACCTTGGTACATTTGCAAGCACGGACGAGATGTAAGCGAGTATGATTGTGGTGCGTGTGAGTTTGATTAGAGGATTATTTAGTAAGGATTCAAAAAATAGTTCTTGACGAGATGGTTAAAAGTAAGTATAATAGTATTTCAAAGATTGAGAAAGGCAAGTAAATCGCGGCTACGAATGCGTAGATATATTCCTAAGTGGCAGAGAATTTAATCCGTAACTGTCAGCTTGCTCTTTCCTTTACTTTGAAACTACCAAAGGCGTTAAGATCAGCTTGGTACTCTTTGCAAAGAGAACGCCTCCACTGATGCCTTTGTAGTAAGTATAGTGAGGAAAGGAATGCACTGATAAAGCATCTCCCTGTACCCCCACTAGTAAGTCCAGTAACAATGCTTGAGTGATATGATTAACCTTTGGTGTTCTTTGATCTCGCGGACGTACTGGCACAGCCTACCTACTTAGGGCTGTCTAAAGCGTATGGCAGTAGGAGCTTTTTCATGTTTGAGCTTATCAAACGGAGGTTTGTGTTCGTAGACTCTGTTATAGCCTGTCACAAAAATCAGGAGTCGAGGTGTAATCTTTAGTGGTTACAACGGTGTGTTGAAGCGGATGGTATCCACACCACTTATTAATGCGGAATAGAGCAGTCTGGCAGCTCGTTAGGTTCATAACCTAAAGGTCACTGGTTCAAATCCAGTTTCCGCTACCATATATATTAAGTACCTTTGTGCCCTCCTTGTGAGGGCATTTTTTTGCCTAAAGTTATGTAATTCTGTACTTGTATTTACCAAATTACATAACTTTTTTTTTACATGTCCTAAAATATTTCTTGACAAAATTCCCCTGAACCTGTATAAT